TGTTCTGAGACATTAAGTACTGAGAGGCGTCAGATGAAGCGTTTAGAATCCATTCATTGGCCGCTTTGTTTTCCCCCTGCGGAGCATCGGACAAGATATCTCCTGTAGCCCGAGACGAAGCGTCAATAGCCTCACGTTGTTTCTCTCGGTCAGCCTCCTGCTCCTTGAGCGTATCAACAAGGTTGGTGGTAATAGCACCCCAGTCGACCCTGCTCTTCTCATCTCTCTTTACGTACTTATAGTAGCTCATTGACCTATGAGTTGTTGTGGCATTACAAAGGTTTGACCTGAATTTAATCCAAAGGCTGAGGCTGGCTCAGGCTTGTAATTCTTAGCGGCTTTAATCTGGGCGTTCGTCAAAGCCTGACTCAAAAGCTCTTGCTGTGTTAGACCACCAAGTGAGCCAAAGAAATCACCGAAGTTACCATCGTCTCCTAAAGCTGTTTGCATAGTATCTAAGTCAAGGCCATATTGTCGAGCGAACTGTTCACGTTGACCAGCAGACATCCCAGACATCTGCTGTTGTAAAAGAGGAGTGGTTTGCCCTAGGAACTCATTTCGCATATCTCCCTGTAATTCTTTACCAATCATCTTAGAGCCACGCCCTTGCTTATACAACGCCTGTCCAGCGTCAATCGTAGCCCCTACACCAGCCAGCATCTCAGCTCCCGAGGTGATAGCCGCAGCTCTAGCCGCCTGTGAGTCAGCCGCAGCTTGCTGAGCTCCAGTAGCCTCCGCTTCAGCAATACCTCGTCGAGCAGTTATATTAGCTACGTCCTGGCTTTTAACAGCTATATCCCTGTTGTACAAAGAGCGCTCCTGAGCCGACCGTAACTTGTCTTCTAAAGCGAGGCTACCACCGACAGCGAGTCCCGCGCTACGTGCCGCACCCCTCGGGTCAGCCTCCTGAGCTGCCTGTACCTGCTGAGCCATCAATCGCTGCTGGCTCTCTCGAGCCTGCATATAGGCTTCTGTAGGGACTGACAGCTCTTGCATAGGGTTAATCTCAGTGAGACGCTTTGCCTCGCGCGTCGCCTTCTGAGCGGCTTTCTGAGCTTCTTTAATACGACGGTTAGCCTCAATGGCTTGGTACGTACTTACGCCCGCCGAAGCTAACTGTAGTGCTGCTGTTACAAATGCCATACGATTTATGTTTAGTCAAAGATAATTAGAATCAAGGATAGGATTTCATCATCTGACTCTCTACTACGAAAAGTTCCGTAGCAGTAGTCGATGAGTTGGTCGCGATAAACTTGCAATAGTGTCCGAGTACCCCGTGGGATTCTGCCTGTGCATTCTTTACGCCCATCATATACCACGTGTTCTGCGGGGTTGTTCCGCCTGCCGACAAAGTAAAGCTTACCTGTGTCCTGTCCGCTGAAAACGCAGTGACAGGTCCGACTACAATAGGTACACCTGGATTAGTAGGGTTAATCGTATACAAGATATCGCCGATAGATAAGATGCTACTTACAGCAAAACCAAAGGTGATGACTCCAGTCGCTACAGTAGTATTAGAGCCAATGCCATTGACCGAGCGAAGGACATACTGCGAAGGGTCAATAGTCAAGGCAGGCTCGCCGTTCTCTCCGTCAGGGTTACGGACAAACGCAAAGAACACAGCCTCTTTCTTCTCAAACCACGCTTCATTGATGTATCCGTTTTGGATGTCCGTCTCCAGCTCCATCTCCCACGCTTGGTCAGACTCCAACTCCATCGTCTTCCACAAACTGTTGTCCGTTGGGTTGTCGTTGAAGATACTCGTCATCTGAGATGCGTAATTTACTCCGTAGTACTGATTACGCACCTCATTGGTATTATGCCTGTAAAGATTGCCTCCCTTAAAAGAGTAGAAGTAGTTGTTCATACCAGCCATCCACTCGGGGATGTAAGAGTAGAACGAAGGCCATCCCTTTACGTCAGGAGAATATGTTAGTGTCTCAGCCATTAGTTTACTTTTGTTACTATAACTCCATTTACAACCCTGATATACGTACAACCTAGGGCGCCTCCACTTAGTTTATAATATCCGTCATCAGCTACATCCTCACCGAGGTTGTCTTTAAACACCCAGTCGCGAACGGCAGGGATACCAAATGCATTAGGCGTCAATACAGGCAAATTATAAAGCGTAGAATCAATAGCTAGGGTGCAGATATTTACATCAGTATTAGACTTAATACTTGAAGCAAACCCAGTTAATATACGAGGGCAATCAACATCTACCGACCAGTTAGGAACGCCCGATGCACAAGGGCTTACAATACGTACGTCCATCGTTGAGGGTGTCGCACTAGTTTTAGAAACGTAAAGCACATAGCTTCCAGCGGCGCCAGTAGTCAAGCTCGTAAGGTCAGATGCTTGTATGGTAATCGACTCAGTGGTATTGCTATTAACAAAATCTGCTGTTATTTCATCCCATTCGTAAATAGGACGCACTGAAGTACCTGGGCTCGGATTGCACGTTGTGTCATCTCCGTAATACGGCCCAGCAAAATAAGAGCTATTAGGGTTTCCTCCGTCTGTGAGAGTTGTAGCGCTAGACACGCTAGTAGTAACACTATCGTAAGTAACAAATATACCTGTAGAGGCCCCTGGCGTAAAACGAATAGGGACCACTCCGACTCCCGCCGCTAAGTCATAAGTAATGTCATAGGCTGTATTAGGTCGTAAAGCGCTACTAGCTGGAGCTGGGACAGCTTCGGGTTCTGTACATTTTCTATTGCACGAAGCACAAGAAGTGGTAGGCGATAGAAGTCCTGCTACTTGCTCTCGAACTATTGAGTTTCCGTTTACTAACTGAGAATAGAACTGATTAGCAGCGGGTGTATTTAATGATTCATCTGAATAAACGGTCGTAGCTAAAGAAAGATTAGCTGCGTCTAAATAGAATGTAGTTAAAGCGCCGCAACTACAACAAGCCGAGGCCGCGCTAGCCCCAGCGCAGAGGTCAGCCGATTCGGCAAGCCTGTAATCATAAATGAGATACAGATACTCATTGGTGTTGTTAGGCATAATAAAATCGCCTGTGTACAACAGTGAACCTAAAGTGTTAGGCGTTACCGTCAATGCATTTGATGATGCAGCAGCCAATAAAGCCGCTATGTCAGTAGGGTTGTTTCCATACAAAGTACTGCTTCTTAAGTACATTAACTTATTAGAGGAAGCCGCCGTAGGGTCATAATTAAATGTGTCGCCCGACTGCTTTCTTACTTGTACATATACCGTAGAGCCATTGGGTGGAAATATTGTAGTCCCCTGTAATCCTGTAAGCAATTGGTATTGAGAAACCACGGGTGTAGCGCCTGCGCCAAATATAACGCCTTGGTTATAGGTGTTGCTTTGAGTTGTGCCATCCACAAATCGGAACTCGTTATGTATGGTTTGAGTCGCTTGCCAATCTAAATTTAACGCTACCTGTACAATCTTAAGTTCGTTGCCTACAGGACAGTTTACGGTAAAGTTTAAGTTGGTTACCGAACCGCCGTTAGCCGTCACAACAATAGCTACTGTGTTAGGATTGACAGAGTCTTTGGAGATAGTTAAGGTACCCGCAGTAGTTATATTTCCACTAGGATAATCAGTTCCGTTATAGTTAGCGTTTATACTAAATGTAGTGATTCCTACCCCTGGCCCCAGTGCAGGGGTGTTCCACTCAATCACTACATCGCCCACTACACCACCCAAATTAACGCAGAACTCAGAGGTGTCTCCCGCCGCCGCCAAGTTAATGGTCTGGCTAATATCGCAATTCACGCAGGCCGTTTCAACAGGGAGTTTATTCTCATTAGATGATACCACATACTCATCCATATATGGGTCGTAACCACCAAGCTTCTGGGTGTTGAACTTAGAGTTGAATAAATCCCTAAAGTAACCACGCATACCCGATTGAGAAATCACAGATAACTGTTCGTTGCTAAAGCTAGAGCCACGTAACTGAATGACCGCACCGCGCTTAGAATCGGTAAAGTATTTGTCCATACCAAACTCAGCATAACTCTCGGGGTTAGCCGAGATGCCGTACTCCTCTACTCGAGCGACTTGCTGGCCTAAAATTAACGGAGCTGCGGTCAGGATGTTGCCACCCTCAGCATCTGTAACTGCGTTCTTGTTGGCAAGGACATATGATATACGGTCTTCCTGCAAAACCAAGATGTCCGTTTCTCGGGCCACCATCTTTTGGATAGGGCCGTATATGTCTTCTAGAGCCTTAAAGTTAAGTAAGCCAAGGTTAAACTCGTTGAGTTTGTTTACGTTACTCTCGTCATTATAAACCCCGCTGTACGTGATATCAGCAAAGCGGTCTGCTCTCTTAAAGTCCTGAGCAGATACCAGTATAGTTCGTTCACCCAAAGCGAACGACTGACCGATAGACGAGTCCTCAATTTTATAGCTTTCTACGCCATTACCAAATGAGTAACAATTAAAGAAGTCAAGCTCCACCACGCCCTCTGTAGTAGCGTCTTGGTTGGTGACGTTACCTTGGTGGTATCCACCTATGACATCATAGTTCTCACTGCCTTCAAAGAACACACCGTCCGCAATTTCATTAGGGACTGTTTCAAAAGCAACAAGACTGCCAGGCTCCTGTATACAGAACTCAACTGTCGTTACAGAAGGCTCTCCAGCAAGACCACTTACAGCTCTACTCCCATTAACACACCGTAAATAAAGACGTCGTTCTGACGAAACGGTAGAGTCATTTATTTCATAAAAGAACATCTGGTTTTGCCCCTCAACAAGAGGTCTTAACGTAGATGTCGAACCAGACGATATGGGGCTTGAAATAGGTGCTAGTACCACATTAGAGTTTTCTCCAGAATCATCCTGACAATTTACATTGCAATCCATAGAAGACGGAATGATAGAGTTCAAACCTTCCCCCTCCCAAAATTCTTGAATATTCGAGTATGGTTGACTTGCCGTAAAGGTTTTAGTGACTCTACAAAACTCAGCGCCATTATTACCAGGACAGAGAAGACCTACATTATTCCTTCTGAATTTAATCTTAACCCTTACAACGCTTCCCGAAGGAACAGGAATTTGGCTAAAGCCACTGCTAGTATTTACGAAGAGAGGATAATTAACAATCGCTTGACCTTGATAGTAGTTTTCTGTTTGAGTAGCCCCTAAACTAACTGAAGTACTATCGGTTGCTTTAGCTTTTACTTGAGAATAACATATATTTTGAACCGAAGTGTCTACGCTAAAGTCTTGAGCCCGTAACCGAATATAAAGACCTGGTACCTCTAATATATCAGTCGAATTCTGAAGTAAATGAAGGAAGTTAGTGGGCTGAGAAACTTTGTCTAGCACGGTAACTTTTAACTCATCAGATACCGCCCCATTTCCGTCTGTCTTTACAATAAGTTCAGTCCCTACATCTACTAAAGCTTGGTCTTGACCAACCAACCTAAACCAATAAGAGGTAGTGCTAGGGTCGTAATAATACGTTGTAGAGTATATCGTATCGTAGGTTCCTCGAGATTGCTTCAATACAAACTTATATGTGTCAGCCCAACTAGGAGCTGTCATATTTATTGGTATCGTAGTTCGAATCCTATTGATAGCAGAGCTATTAACAGGCGGGACAAAAACCGTATTCTCAAAAGAAGTCAACGTAGTGGTGGCTCTCTTGTACTTGTCCATATAAACAATCCCTACCTCATAGTCTCTGTTACTGTGAAGGCTTTTATTGCTAGACTCGGTTTGATATGTAAACGCTACGTTACTAACATTAAAATACTCAAAGTTTTGATTGTCTGTTGTTGTGGTATTGTTGTACTGAGCAGCTAATATTTGTAGCGAAAATTCATTTGGTGTCGCAGAGTTGCTTGACAAAAACACACCTTGAGACCCTGCGGTAATTCCAGTGTTAACTAAGGTATATCCCGACGGAGCGACAAGAGCACAATTATATATATCGGTAAAAGCGCTTCCGCTGGAACAACTTCCTACAGGTTGAAAGCTTCCTGATAAATTAGAACCTATTTGAGCAATAAAATCAGGGCTGTTTACCATCTCAAATACAGTCGTGTAGTTTTGAGGTAAATTAAAAACAAATGAAACGGTAAATGTAGGATGGGCAATAGTTGAGCTTGGTGACCACGTTCCAGAAAACCCTTGGCTTGTAACGGTAAATGAAAAACCAAATACCCCTCCCTCCACTAAAGACAACCCTGTACCTGTAAAATCAATTACAGCATTAGCATCAGTGGCGGTAACGGTAGAGGCTGTATCTATGGTGTAATTAACACCAGTGGACGTGCTGCCATTATTTTGTGATACAGAAAGATTTTGAGATAATAATCTAGCCGTATAATTTGTATCAATACGAGCCCCCGTAGCGGTCGTTAAATCATAACCATCCTCATAGTTGCCATACATCAAGCGGTTGCCCATAAATGTTTGAGCTTGAGCAACTAGAGGTACGTTATCATATAAACGTAATATCTCAGACGAAGGCAATAACGTATATATCTGCTGATTAGTAAAGTTAACCGTCTGCACTATACCGTCAGGCCAACCCGCCTCTTCCTTGATATACTTCTGCATAACCCGAATATCCGAGTCATTACCTAGCTTGAAGCATATATCAATACCAACCACATCTTCACCACCCGTATTCACCCCCACCACCGCTGTGTTGTAGCGGTTAAGCATTCCATCGTTAAAGTTGGTGTCGGGGTCTAGGTTGAAGGGGCTGCTCTCAAATGCCACATCCGTAAACTGCGACAACGCACTGTACTCATTGTCGATATACTTATATCGATAGGCAAACGAAACGAAGTTAGTCTCTAGGTAGTTCTCTTCGCCAGGCGCATCGATAAGCTGAAGGGTAGGCGCTTTTCTTGGCGGCTTTTTAATGACCGATATATCATCCTCTGTAATCTGGTCTACGTGACCTGCCGTTGGCTCGAGATAGCTTCTCGTGACGTTAATCTTACGAGGCGGGTTAATGTCGTCGGTAAAGAACAGTAAGTCCTCAACCTTATTGACGCCAGTAATAAGGAACGTAGGGTTAAAGTTAAGGACGCTAGTGCTAACTACGTGGTATATGAAAAGGTCGGTATTGGTGTTGTACGAAACAATCATATCCACTGGGGTACTATGTGACCCGTCGTGTATAAACCAATAGATAGTCTCATTGACACCATCCTCAAATGAGCCAATGCATTGAGCGGTACTTAAATCAACGCCCTTGTACTGTAATGTAGTAAGTTTAGTATTTCCCTTGGAGTTTTCTACCGAGCCCACCTCAGACCCTTCCGTAGAGCCGAGGCGTACGTTTAATGCGTTGATATACTCCCCGTTAGGGACAAGGCGCTCGTCCACGCTCTTGTTCATACGCCCCTTGATAAAGTGCCTCTTTACGTTGCCCATTATTTAATCCACTTATTTTGTCCGCGCAAGTTCATCAAAAGACGCCCAGGGTGTATGTTACTGATACGAATCTTTGCGTTGCGCAGTAAAGCAGATTTATTTTTCTTCGACCGATTTACTACATACTCCTGAGTTCCCATATGCGAATTGAGAAGCGAGTAAGAGATATACGCGTATACGTATTCTTCAAACAGCTTGTTAACAGTAATCAATGAGTCATCTCCACCCTCCATACCATCGCTGACGTATTCTAAGATGCAACTCTCACCCGACATCACAGAACTAAAATTAATGACTCCAGATTTTGGGTCGATACGAAACGTAGGGTTAGCGTTAGCGGTCTCTGTATTAAGGCCAAAAAAAGCCCCGCCTACAGGGAAGTCAAAATACCACATCCCATCGATACACCACCCTTCGTATCCATCATACGGGCTGTCTTCGTTGAGGTACATAGACTTTAATGTGCTGTTGAGCCTAGCCTCATCGATAGGTGAGAACTCTGGCTTCAGTGCCGCTCCCGTCTCATCAAATAGGATACGGTTGTTTGAGTCTTGCAGGTAAGCCTGTGCACTGGTAACCTGAATATTCTCGGTCAAGGGGAATACAACCCCGTCTTTAAACATAGATAGTCGTACCCAGTTTACGTAATCACTTGGAAGAATAAACCGAAGGTCATCCGATACGTTGAGCTGCAATACCTTAATCTCTTTGAACGCATCGTAGTTAAGCTCCTGTATCGCTCGCTTGGCGTGAAACAAAATCTTATACCGAGACTTCTCATTAACCAGCTCATTGTTACCACTGTACATAAGCTGGTAATTGCTTACGATATCACGCAAGCTTACGTATTGATACGAACCCCAGTTCGCGTCTTCAGGTGAAGCGCCAGCGTTCTCATAGTATTGGTATTGAGTTAGGTATGCCATATTACTTGGTTGCTTGGTCGTCTAGCTGTTCTTGTCCTAGTGAATAATTCACAACATCCATCTCACGTATTGACACCCCTGAGTACTGTAAAATCTTATTTACCAATCGAGGCTCGTCATCAGACGGCAACTCAAAGTCTTGGTAGTCTGCCTGAGTCTCATCGAATACAGGTTCGCCTGCCGTTAAACTAATATAAGTCCAGTTGGGCTCTAACGGGTATCTAATATATTGAATAGTTCCAGAGGTAATGGTATCTGGATATGCTGTGGCGTTATTGCCATTTTGAACGTATGCGGGAAAGCTTAACGACGGCGATGTAAGTAAAGAAGAAAGAAGAAGATTAATCTTTGAGTTTGACACCTGCTCCATCTCGTAGTTACTTCCTGTAGGGAGAAGCCTGTTAAGAAGATAATAATCCGCTGGAAGAGCAAACGTATTGGTAGTAAAATTAGCTACCGTAGAAAAGGTGTCGATTACTTCCTCGAGACCCCTTGTGATATCAGCATAGCCTGTTCCTGACTGTCGGATATTCTCCTTATTAATCTGGTAGTTATAGTCGTAAAAGTACTGGTCAAATATCTCGAGCTGTGCCTGCTTGGCATATAGATTAAAATCTGCTGGAGAGAGATACCCGAAATTATTCTTGTTCAGTATCGATAATACTGTATTCCTTACCGAATTTATCATAGGGACACTTTTGACAAAGATAAATCAAAAAAAGGGGCCACAATTTGTGACCCCTTTTCTATTACGTTAATGCCTTTTCAATTAGACAATACCAAACACACTTGCCCTAGGAGGGTATGATAAAGCTGTGTGTTTATCCTGCGTGGCGGGTTTTGCCAACGCTGCAACCACCTGCCGTAAATACCACCCCGCATAGTTAAATTTAGCTAGCTGAGCGGGACTCACCTCTTCTATTCCAATGCCCAGCTCTGAGAGCGCTACATTTAATTTAAGAGGAAAATTAAAGATAGTTCCACCCAACTGAGGTAAGCAAACATAGCCTACAGTTCCCGCTTCAACCTCTACAGATGGAGAAGATGGTATGATAAGTTTCGTATTAGTCGCCATAGTCTTATGTTTAAGAGTGAGTGATGTGAGTAACTAGAAGATTCGTATACTGAACTGGATGCGGGATATACAAAGGATTGTTTCCAGCCTGTGCATTAGCCGTGTCTACCAAGGATTGTAGTTCCGCTTCTAACGTAGCTGCCGACGTAGTGTTTGGGACAATATAGATATTGTAGTTATCTACATTCGCTTCTACATCAGGAATTACAACAGTAATTAAAGAATCACTAGTCTTGGTGATAGAAGTAATGTTTTCACAATTGAAAGCAGCCTCATCGCATTGTTTAGTGGGAGTAATAACCCTAAATGCTTTTGCCGTTTCAATAGCGGTATCCAAAAGTAAATTTTTATCATCAATAACCTTTACAACAGTAGCTTTAGTGTCATCGGTGATATTGACTACGATGTCTCCAGCGGATACAAAATGGTCAAACTTAGAATCAACAACAGTAGTAAGGTAATTCGTATCTCCTGGAGCAGTCGTTGTTCCAGAAGCGGTAGTACCATATACAGGAGAATTAATTACAGGCCATCCAGCAGAAGTTGGTGATTCATAAATAACATACCCCTTTGCCGTTGGAGCTAAGTCGGCAGGGCTAACAGAAAGAGTGCTTCCATCATCCACAGCCGTTACAACCCCTGATGTACCATCAGTGGTATTTTGAATAATCATACCAGGGCGTACTTGAGAAAAACCCCCAAGATTGAAACCCGCCCCTGAATCGATTAGCTTTCCAGATGTAGTAGTCCCATCGCTAGTTCCATTATGAACGTAAATAGGTTTCTGAAAAACAACAAATTTTGGTAGAGGATAATCAGACATAGTTCAATATTTTTATCAAAGATAGGGGTTTTAAAAAAATCACTCTAGCTGCTTGTCAAGCATCTTCAATACCTCGATACCATCATCACTCTGTAAGTAGGCCGCGATAGCGGACTTCGGGTCTTCACCAAAAGGAACCGTCATCATACGCTTCTTATTGGTCTTCAAGTTAAAGTGGATGTCGCGTCCGTTATTACGCATACCCAAAAGACCTTTGTCAAGGATTAATGACACCTTACCGTACAGGTCCAAAGAGGGGTCTTCTAGCGCTTCCAAGAAGTCAGAAGGGTATCGCTTAGCTAAGATTAAGATATCGCGCTTGAGCTCAGCAGAAGACAGCTTACTAGGGTCAATCTCTAGGAGCACCCGAGCAATCATTTCCATCTCCGTCACACTCATCTTACGCGCAGCTACCAAAGCGTCCGCCTCGACAACCATATGGTCTAGCTCCTCCTGAGCGTCCTTCTCTTTATTGACTTCAGAAAAGGTAGAGCCTGAGTCAGGGTGCAGACTCAAAAAATGCTGTAGTACCTGGTTTTCTTTTGGTACCGAAAGGAACCCGTCTTCAAAGACGATTGGTTCTAAAATAAAGTTTCCGTCTTGCTCGTCCTCGAATGGAGTTTTCTGATTGCGAGCATACCGTAAAGCGCGATTGACTTGTCCGTCAAAATACATAAGCGGCTTACGAGAAGTGTTGCGGGAAGACAGCGCAAAGGTTAGCGGTGCCACGTCGCGGTTAAGCTTGTAGACCTTGTCTACGAGTTGAGCTTGTTTTTTCATTTTATTAAATTGAGAATTTATAAGAAAAAAGGGGAGGGGGTTTTGCTGCCCCCTCCCTTTCAGAGATTAGTCACGGAACAAGAAGAAGTTGTTCGCGCCGAGTGTACATACAGCTCGCTCAGACAGGAAGTTGACTTCCATAGCGTCGAGGTCGCTAGTACGTGCTCCACCAGCAGAACCAGTAATCCAAGTCTTGTAACGACGGTCTTCAGTTTCTGAAGCTCGGTACCGAACGTGGAGGAAAGGTCGCTTAGCGTTCTTACCTAGGATTTGGTCATATACAGTTGTTGAACCAGCTGGCACCAACAAGCCGTCTACCTTACCGCCATTCAAACCACCACGCATAGTTGGGTCGTTCAAGTACTTCCAGTCAGACTTATAGAAGTCATAACCACGACGGAAGCCACGGAAGCCTAAGTTCAACGCCATCTCTTCGTCATTATCAAAGAGACCGTACGAAGTACCACCAGTACCGTAAGAGTTCTGAGCAGCCAACATATCGTCGATAGCGAATGAGAAGTCACGGTTAACGAAGATTACATTCTCTTCGATAGAACCCTGCTTATCCAATCGCTGGATGATAGTATCAAACTCAGCCAATGTAGTTGGAATACCCTGGAATACATTTCCTCGAGCGTTAACTACGTAGAACACACCTTCTGAACCAGCGGCTGTGTTACCAGCAGCACCTGCTGTTGCTTGAGAGCTCAAAGCTGCCAAAGCACCCGAGCCTACTTCCGCAGGAACAGCTTCAATCATAGCAGTCTCCAAGTAGTCATCGAAACGAAGACGTGTCTCGTGCTCAGACTTCAGATACCATAGGTATCCAGTAGCTCCGTTTTCAGAAGTTACTTCAACCCAACCGATTTGAGCCATATCAGAACCGTTGACAGCGTACTTATCCTTCAAGATAATTGGCTTATTCTCAAAGAAGTTGTCCTCAGCCTCCAAAGAACCAACCATACCATTTGTTCCTTTGGCAAACTCAGAACCATAAACGAAGATGCTACAAGCAGCAGACGCTTGCATACCAGCTGCCTGACCGCCAGCTTCATAGTAAGCTACGTCAATAGTAAAAGCCCCAGCAGCAACGGCGCCAACGGCAGTAATAACAGCTTTGTTATTAAGCGTAGCAGCTCCTGCCACAGAAGAAATCATAATAGTTTGACCTACACGCAAAGCGCTATTAGCAGTTCCAGCAGGAAGAGTGATAGTCCACGTTGCCGTATCTGCTGCGTCAGCAGTTGCTGTAACACAAGAGTCATACTTAATATGCAAACGTCCTTGCTCAGCCCACTTGATGAGGTCAGAGTTAGAAGGCATCTCCGCTCCTACCATACGCAAGAAACCAGCGATAGTACGGTTTCCGTAGCGCTCGAATTCTTTCTCGTAAGTATCAGGAAGATACTGGTTCAAGAAATTAAAGTCAGTGATATAATTTGACGCCAAAGCTTTTTGCTCTGGTGCTGGGGTTAAATCAAACCCAGGGTTTGTCAATACAGCCATTTTTCTGTTTTTAAAAATTATACTCTACGGGCGCTCCTAATTTTTAGTCCGCGTCCCGAATCGGAATTTACATTCCGAATTTGCATTCCATCCTTCCTCGATGTCTCAGGCACCTTTCGCGAATCCATATTTATGTTCTTGGATTTACGACTGATGTTTTCGACTCCGTCAGCTTTGCCCTGCTCATAAAAGAACTGGGCGAACTTAGAAGGATTCATTGCAACGCTCAAAGCCTTATGGTATCCTGCTGCGTCCTGAATCAAACCGTCGTCACCCATAAACTTATTGATAAAGTTCATAATGTCAGTCTGGTTTTTCTTCAGCTCGCTAGCGTTCCCTGGGTTAAAAGTGACGTCCTTATCTCCGACTTTAAATTCAAAACCTTTGAATTCATCAGAAAAAACTTCGTCAGTCTTATCCCGAAACCACTCGTTACGACGAGTGTTCTCTTGTTGGACACTACTAGACTCCTTCACGTATTGTTGATAGGCTTCAAAATCTTCTTTCTCTTCGCCAGACAAAGGATTCCCACTTGACTCAAGGGGTACCTTATATTGCTCTTGAAGGTCTGAGAAATATTTCTTAGCCTTATTAACCTCTTTCTTCTTAGCGACCTTTCGCTTACGAACAACAGCTTCCTCATCGAGGTCTTCATCGTAACTGAAATCGTCTACCATACTCTTTACATCGTCGGCGTCTAAGCCGTCTTCCGTAGCGAGATAGTAGTTCGCTAAGAGAGTGTCAGGGTTCATATCGTCATAGTCCTTGTTGAGTTCAACAAAGTCTTTGAGCCCACGACCCGTCTCTTTTTTGAAACGGAAATAAGCGTCTACATCTTCAGGGAGCTCAGGCGCGGACTCGCGCTCTTCGAATAGCTCCCCTACGGTGTTAATCTCTTTTCCGTATCGGTCCTTTAGAAATGAAAGAACTTGTTCCTCATCTAAACCAGTGGGCTCGTCTTGTGTCGGCTCCGACACAGTTTCAGCTACTGGCTCATCAGGTGTTTCACCATTTACCTCGGCCTCGTGTTTTTCAAGAAGCTCCTCTTCCACTTCTGCAACAGACTTCTCTTCTACTACGCCTAGGTCTCGTACTTTAATTTCCATTGTATTTAATTTGTGCGAAGATAATTATTTTTCACCGACCTCATCGTGGCTCAAATTCAGCAAGGTCAAAGCCATCAAGGCTATCCTCGTTTGATTCAAAATTGATAGGCGGTAAGTTATTCTTACGCTGATTTATTAGTTTCGACTGCTCTGTATTTTGCTGGCTGATACGCTTCCCTTTTGCTTCTTCACGCATATCCTCTCGTCCAGCAATAAGTTCTTCCGTAACACCCTTGAGCTGCATATTGTAATCGAACTCCTGCTGCATCAGCTGGTTTTTAAGTTGAGCCTCCATCTGCATACGCTCGATATCAAAAGCTACCTCGGCTTGTTTAATCTGTACCTTCTGCTGACCTTCGGCCTGTATCTTCATCATCTGAGACTCCGTAGCCAGCTTCTGCGATTCGAACTGCTGCTGAGCTTGCATCTGCTGCTGCTGAAGCTGCATAGCTTCCTCGCGCTCTTGCTTCTTCTTACGCTTGAGCTTGAGCAATTGGTTGCCTAGCTTGATGTTCTTAATCTCTCTGATATCGATAGCGTCCTCCAAGTTGATATCGTTCTTAGACAGAGCCATCTGGATATTCTGCTCGAGCATAGCCCTTTGCTCTTCGTCAGGAGCCACCTCAATAAAGACACCAAAATCGTAGATATATAAATCCTTAATATCGTTAAGTATAGAAATATTGTACTTGCCTATTTGATTTGCAAACTCTTCCCTAAAGTCCGCATACTCCAATATATCAGCTACCCTACAAGACAAGGCTTCTGCCAACGATTTTAAGATAAACAAGCTACCGTCTAAAATATGTCGAGTGGCTACGTTAGAGTTAAGCGCCGCTAGTTTCTGTACCCCTACCAATGAGTTAGGGTCAGGCATAGAACCATCCCTTGCTTCGTTGAGGCCAGTGATATCACGTATCATATTGAGATAGTGATTATAGTTCCCAATCAAAGCGCTAATCTTAGACTGCCCTGAGTTACTGGTGAGCTGCTGGATAGGGACTCGAGCGTTATTAAACTCGCCATCCTGCGTATAGCTACGCCCGACTACACTACCCGTCTGAAAATACAGACGCAAAGCGTCCTCTGGGTTGTACGCATTGCCTGTACCAAGGTCCACCTCGTTAAGTCCGTCAGCATCAATAAACACACCGTCTGGAACGATGCGTGACATTACCTGCTGTAATTTAAGGTGAGTAATTTGTATCTGGTCAGCCAAGGGAATCATACGTCGAACCAGTGATTCGATGTTACCCTTGTACATACGTGGTGCACAAGCCAAATAGTTTGGAACAGCATACTGAGATGCAGATTTAGGGCGGACCATATTTTCCGCCATCTCCCACTTGAGAATAATATTGGTTCCCATTACCATAACGCCTTCGTACCATACATCAATAGTCTTCTCGATTTTCTCGAACCGACCCTCCTCCATCATCTCTTCTGGCGGGTTAAATGTATCGTCCTTCTCAACCACTTTAGCGCCACCGCCCTCCATAACCTTCTTCTTATAGACAAACTTCTGAGTTGTCTTATAATTAAAGTACATAAGGGTCGTGGTATCCTGATAGAAGATATCGTTATCGTAGAACTGCTGTACGTTGTAGTAGTCGTACCAGCTCTGAGAATACTTTGAAATTTCCTTGAGGTCGTCAGTAGTAAGGTTAGGGTCTATCTTGATAAGCTCAGTAATAGGCACTGTCTTAATCTCTCCCCAGTAAAAATTATCCTGGAAATACGGGTCTTCTGTATAGCTATACACCACGTTAGCAGGGTCTACATACTTTACCTGTACCCCGTCGCCTTTGAGAAACTCGTGCTTTACAACACCTAAACCAAGTACAGCGAGGTCGTAGTCTACGCGCTGCCTGGTTTCGTTATATCTGTTCTGCTCAAGCAGTGTATTAATAGCCTCTTCTTCGGCTATCTCTATAGCTGGCTTATAGTTAAGCTGCATATACAAAGACAGTTCCTCATCGCTATTAGGAAGCTCATCAGGAGACACAGTAAACGGGTCAACGCCAAAACCTTCCTTTACCTGCATCAAGAGGTCTTTAGAGACCATCTGAGCCTCTATCATATCTTGATACTTACTACGCTTAGCCGAAGACATAGCATCTTGAGCATAAGCTTTTACGTCAAACAAGCGGTCTGACATACCGTTGACCACGATATCTACAAACTTAGGAATGATTGGAATTGGAGTCCAGTCCAAGTTCAAATAAGAAAGGTCGCCGTCGACCGAAAGTTCGCTTTTATACTTAGCAATAGATTGCTCTCCACGAGCATACAATCTTAACCGATTAAAATCTCTCCACTGACTGTAGAAGCGACAACCGTTTCCATCCCTCTTAAACCACTCATATTGAATGGCTTGTCCAATCTGCAATCCATACTCATAAGTCGCTTTTTCAGCGTCAGACACAAATTGGGTAGGGAACGAGGCAGATGCTATGTTAACTTGAACATCTCTCATTATTTAACTAGTTCGCTTGTATTTCCACGATTGTTGTACCTAGCAAAGGTAACAGATAATTTCGATTGCTTTTCAACAGGTTGATAGATGTGTTTTTGATTTGCCATAATAGCTAATCCAGAGCTAATTGTAGCGTCAAACTTCGTCCTGTTGTTGATATCAAACTTAGCCCAGTCTTCTAGAGTTCTGGTAAATGGCATAGCGCCTATATCGCCTTGCTCTCTGTACGTACCTTCCATATCAATACCGACGTGCTTCTCAATATATGTCTCGATGGCTGAAGCGTGAGATTGCTTAACATCTTCCGATGTGTTTGGTATACCACCCAGTTCTTTTTCGGTCTTAGATAGTTTATTAAACTTCTTGTCGGGACGGTTCATAGAGAACTTGCGGTAACCCCTGTTCTTAAAATGATAGAGAAGCCTTGGCTTGTTATTCTCTGTAAGGATAGGCATACCATAAAATATACAAGCCATCAGAACTTCTTCGAAGAATATCTCAGCGGTCTGTGGGCGAGCTACATACTCTAAGAAAAACTCGTTGCTCGGGGCGTCGTCCATATTAAACTTAGTCATCCCGTGAAGAGAGCCGTTCGAACCCCTTCCTCCTACTACACCAGATATATCGTATGGGTCACACCCTAATGAGCCAATATGTTCATTTCCAGGATACTTCATACCATTGCGAACTACGATGTGGTTTTGCATACGCGACGGAGGTGTCCAACCCAATAAGAAACGACCGTTACGCTCTGGCGTCCATATAACTTGGCTGTCTTTCTGACCGTCTTTCCAATGAAATGAGCCCCTAGTGAGGTAATGCTCCTTTATCATTTCGTCGTTATAGTCAATCTGCTGGTATATCTTGGTTAGATTGAATATAGACTGCTTGCTTTCATCTCGAAAGGCGTGAGACTCGGTACGCGGAAACTGCCGATAGAACTCGTTGAGCGCGTCGGGGTCGTTCTTAAGTGAAGCCACCTCGTTCTCCCAATACTCAATAGCACCCATTTTAATAGGACTCCCATCAATTCCCTTGACATCGTGAAGCGGTTTTCTAAATACAGGCATACCATACCTATCGATATAGCCTTCAAAGTTCCACTCCATAGGAATAAAAAGGCTGTACATACCGCTCTTAGTTTGACCGTTGGCGTTACGGTTGCTCACATCGGACTGCGAGTATAACGTCTTGTAGTTGCCACCTCCTTTGCTTAGAGCGTTGGAGGTAGAACCCATCATACACTTCCCTATGATTCGGCTACCCAGACGTAAACAGGTCTTTGTGACGCGCCAGTTGTTAAGAATATTTTCTGGCTTCTCCCACTTACCGCTTTCGTCGTGAACCAATAGGAGCAGCTTTTCTCCATCATAGCTGTTGTCCGCTGTGTTTTTCCAGTCAATAGTGGTATCCAGCCCATCCAGCTCGTTGTCCTCATCGAGGTACATATTACGCTTGGTAATCTTAGAGGCAGGCACTCGGTAGGCAAGCTCTGTCTTTGGCTTGTCCATACCGTCCTGTATAGGCTTGAAGAAGAAGGGGTAGTTAGCCGATATAGGAACCACCTTATCGGTAAACATTTTTTTGGCGTCAGAACCTGTTTTGGAAAGTATGCCCACACGAGCGTCTTTAGCTAGTGTCCCTATATTAACACATTCAGAAGAACCCATAAACGAGAATCCTGAACGACGGATTTTTAGGTAGCACATACCGAAACACCTTACGTCAGCTTTACACGCTTCCCAGAATATATAGAATATGCGGTTTGCCTCTCGGAAGTCAGGAAGCCCTACGTCAATTTTGGTCCACTGTAAGTACGTGTAGTGGGAGCCTGTTATGTATGTAGGCACTCCGTCATTCATAAACCACGCTCCATTTTCACGCCTGTCAAACTCTCGTTCCACAAAGTCTACCCACTTATCTTTAAAATCAGCTGGCATCTCATTCCACTGAAATATAGTCTTGATACGTGTAAGCTCCTTGGGATACTCTAACGGTTGCCAGTACTGCTCTTTCTTGGACTTACTTCGCTGTATAGGGTCGGAATCAGCCATAGGAAGAGCAATGCGAACCCCTTGAATTTGCACTATATCACCTACAGTACCATCCTTTGAGATAACTACAAAATCGTAGTCTTCGTTATAACCATACTTCCAGCTTCGCGCTTTATTTTTCCTGTTAAGTGTACTTTTAGGAAGAATATCTTCGAGCTTAATGAGTAGTTTATTTTGACCTTCGTTCAGCAAAACCCTGCTTAGTATTAGTAGATGAATCGCCTCGTTTTTCCGCTGCCTCTAAATTTTCTTTCTCTTGCTCTATACGATTAAGTATTTCTAGCGCATCGAATATAGCAAGCTTTTTAGTTGCCGCTGCATTTTTCAATCTGTCAGCAGCTAGCTCGTCTTCAGGGTCAGGCTTGATAATATCTTCCTTCGCAACTTTAATAAGCTGCTCTACAGCTCTATGACCAGCAGATATTATTTTTTCTTTCAGCTCTTTTGCGTTCATAGTACTAGAGTTATGTTATCAGTATACATACGATACAGCTTTTCTCCATCGACCGTAAATTCATATTCACTCTCTGGAGTAAAAGATACTTCATCGCCCTCCTTAACGCCTAATTTATTTAATTGCTCATTACCGTATCGAAGAGTTCCAATTAAAGGTTCTTCTTTAGAAAACTTCTTAATCCAAGACTCTTTTTCTGTCGCTGGTTTCACAAAACAATATTTACCGTGAGCTGTCCAATGATTATCTTTTTTGTAAAGGAAAAACTGGTCCTGCTCGATAAAAAACAACTCATCTTTAAAATAGCTACGACCACTCTTTTGAGCTCCGTACATATCGTAATAGTACTTAAATACGTTATGATGAACCAGTAGCACATCTCCTTCAGAGATAGGGCCTTTATAAGAAATGGGGGTGGCTTTTACAACAGCATAACGGTTAGAAAACCTGTGGTCTTCTTGAGAGGAGCTGACGATGAAGTCTACATCACCAATCTCTCTTATGTTATCGTATCGGCTATTGTTAAGGGGTTGAACTATAAAAGCGTGTGGTGACCTCATTAAAAGTTAATGTTGTACTCTACGGACAGAGGCATCGTATGCGAGAAGTGTTTCCAAAGAATTATCTCGTTATTGCGCTCTATCCATATCTGAATTGAATTTGATTTATCCTCAATTTTGATGAGGTGTATTTTATAATTACCCCCGAGAACCTCTTGGCCTAGCAAGTAATGCATCGCCGACTTATAGTCGGGACCTACAGAGATTTTACGGATAAGCATAGCTTAGATAGAGTGAACTACAACGCTTGCGTGTGAACAATCTATATTCGCAGCCGCACTATTTTTAACTTTAATTTTTAAACTTTCGCCATAACCCAAGTTGGAAATACAGGTCATAACTAAGTTAAACTCAGTCGCGTTACCTGCTTCTGTTACGCTACTTGTAGATGAAAGTATATCTGTCTCAGCTCCAGCTGCCGTCCGCTGTGTTATTAAACCCGTAATAACATTATTATTAGAGGCTTTTAAACTTAACACCACTGTTACTTGAGAAAGCAGTGTAGTCTGTGGCACATTTAAATTTGACACCAGTGCATTATTAGCAGTATACCCGTCAGACAAACTTGTAGAAAACGTCACATTTAAATCGACATAAGTGTCCGCTTGCGAGATAGTTGTTGTAGCTGGGGTATTAGAAAACGCGTCTATATAGTAAGCGGGAGACGTTGCTGAAGAGAGCGAGCCTACAGTAATATTCTTCGTGGCGTTAGAATCATTAGCGTCGCTAACAACAATTCTGTCGGATGGGCTTGGAGTAACAGTTCCGTATGAGCTAATCTTCGGCATAGTCGTAAGGTTTAATATTCAAAGGTAATCAATCTCTATTCTTCCTTACGGCACTTCCGAAGAAGTATCCAAAAATGCTCAAGACAATACCTTCTGTAATTCCGATAAGGTGAATCCAGACTTCTTTGTTAGATTCTGGAATGGTTAAATAGACAATAGCGTAAATAATAAAAGCGAAAGAGCTTAATCCAATTATACCCGTTAAGTTAAACATAAGGTCAAAATTCCTGGTTTTAGAAACTTCAACCTCTCGTTGACGGGCAGAATCTCTGTCTGATACCTCTAACGCATAGAGCTCCTTAAGGTGGCTATGGCCTTGCTCTCTATCTTCTGGACCTAACTTAGGGTCTGTATCTATAAGTCTACTTACAATTCCTAAAATTCCCGCGTCAGGAGCCACATCCCCTACAACCCTTAAAATATCAGGCGCCTTTGATTTAAGCCAATTCGCTAGCTTAGTATCCTTAAATTTCTTTTTTTCTTTTACGCCCATCGGTATTCTGTAGTGGCGTCAAAAGAAGGGCAAGCTTTATTTGAAAAGTCGCTATGAGAGTAAACTTCAGCCCCACAATGAAGTCTTTTAAGAGTAGAAACAAGCATTAACAAAGAGTCTTCCTGCTCAGTAGTTCTTGTGTCCATAGGTTCGCCCTCTTTATTTAGGCCCCCCACATAACAAATCCCAATCGAGCCGTCATTATGCCCTTTACAATGAGCTCCTCTTCGAGATAAATCTCTACCATACTCAATAACGCCATCTAAATTCACTACAAAGTGATATCCTATATCTGAAAACCCTCGAGCCTTATGCCACTTGCGAATGTCATCAGCAAAGAACTCCTGGCCTTCTTTAGTAGCGGAACAGTGAATAATAATTTTATCGACCTCTCTCATATTTCTTGCCCTTAATTACTTAGCTTGTATATACGGTCGTCAAGTTTTTGAAGAACTTGTTTTATTTCTTGTATGTCCTCTTTAAGCATAGTCACGTCTTTGCTTGTAGACATAATAGCATTGTCTATAAGCTCATCGTGTACTTGGAAATCTTTAGATGAAACCTGTGGGGCAGGCAACTCTTTGGCTTCTGCTATTTCACTCTTTAGAGTAAAGTACATTCCAATAAACGTCGACAGCACTACTCCCAAACTTATAAGGTCTTTTATCCCTAACGATAGTTTTGTATCCTTGTCGATTTCGATTCCCATTTTTTCTAATCAATATAAAATTTATATCTTGATTTATAGTTGAATTAGATTTCATTTCGAAGAAAATATTATTCTTCAGGTTCAGGCGGGAACCATCCCGCTGCCTCCATATATGCTTCATCTCTAACCGTACATTCGGTAGGTATGATAGTGCTAAAAACTACGGTTGAAGAGCCTGTTATGTCTAAGCTCAAGGAAGTCTTCTCTCCTGGAGGCATTAAAGGAAATAACTCCTGAAGCTTAGTAAGGTCTACTGCTGAGTTTACATAGATAACCCAGTCTAAAACAATAGACAGAGCGGCCTCTCCCGTAGCAGGGTGGATGATTAATGGAAATAAATTAAAGTCTGCCTCATCAGGATTTTGAATCGACTCAGGCCGAGTAATGCAATAAAGCTGGCGAGAGATATCAGCTGCTCGCTCTTCCGAAGTCAACCCTCCTTCAGGCGGTACGATTAAATAGTTACTCATAATGTGTAAAGATAAGCATATTAATAGATGCTGTAATAGTTGTTTACGTTGGTTTCAATTTCAGTACGGTTGTTTGTTTGGTCGACTGGATAAACAATAAATTCTTGAATTGTACCCGACCAGATAATACCATTATTATGATAAGCACCAATCCGCATTTGCGCTGTATTCATCGCGCCACTTTTTAAGGGTAAAGTGGTTCCAGACGAGACAGAATCCCTAAACATTGTGGCCCCTCCTGCGGTACTTCCTGCAATGAACGAAAATAAATGTTGATTAGTATCTGCTGAACCATATTGTATAGTTGGAGTAACAGGCCCGTAATAAAACCTATTAAATCCTGATTGGAAGTAATTCCAAAACCTGAGTTGTGTATCAGTTCCTAATGTGAACTGCATCCGATTCGAACTATTATTGTTTGAACGTGCTACCGTATTTACCGTTACGCTATTTAAATTCAAACCACTGATACTAATTGGGAAGTAAGTTGATGAGCCATTAAACTCAACCGCTGGCTTCCCGTTTTCTAATATTACCGAACCTGTGCTACCGTCATACACTTTAGGTCGTGCAGAAGATGTGTTTTGTGAGGCATCATTGCCGTTGCCCGACTGGTCATACCATTTAGATACAAAAACATCGTTACTACCCCCGTAAGCGGCTAAAGCGGCAGTGTCTAAATTACCATTGCTATCAAAACCGATGTCTTGAGTACTTCCAAGAGCATTATCTTGAACCTGGATAGCACTGCCTGTATAGGAATTACTTAAAAGGCGTAAGCTATAACCAGCTTGTGCACCCGAATAAGCGTCTAATAATTTAGCTAATACAAGCCCATAATAATTTCCTATGTTAGACTCTATTCCTGTTCGCTCGCTAGATTTGTCAGCGTTGTAAATAATGAATTCCTGTCCAAATTCATACATCTTCTGTCCACTTCGAGTAAGCCCAAAGCCGCCCGTCCAACTGCTGAAGTCACCTGAAACAGTCAAAACGTTTTGAGACTGCATAGCATCCCACATAACACCACGTGTGACGCCTATTGGAACACCGTTGGTTACGTGAGCAATATTAGGAATCCCCGCACTACTTGCTCCATTATTTCCATTGACTCCGAAGCCATAGTATTCAGTAGTTGAACCAACATCAATCCCAATTCGCGGCCATTGATTACCGCCATTCGATTGCAGAACGTTGAAAATATAACTAGTCGAAGCGCCATTCCAACCCGTATCAGCCATAAAATCACCCGCCGCAAATGATAGCGATGCTTTAGTATTATTTACCACCACGGACTGAGTAGAACCGTCATAAATTTTAGGACGAACGCTAGAGCTATTTTGTCTTAAATCATTACCGTTACCCGATTGGTCGTAAAAAACACTTACAAAAACATCATTAACACCCCCATAAGCTATCAGCTCAGCCGAGTCTAGATTATTACTTGAATCAAATGCAATTGCTTTAGGCGCCCCCCCTACATTGTCTTGAACTAATACAGCGCTTCCAGAATAAGAAGAACCTAGTTTACGTAATGAATAAGCCGCAGCAGACCCAGGAAAGGAGTTTAAAAGTAAGGGGTCTTTAATGGGAGTAAAAATATCGTAAAAGGTGTTGATGCTGCTTTCGATTCCCGTGCGGTTGTTTGCTTGGTCGGATGGATATAATACAATTTCTTGCGCGTTTCCGTTGAAATAATCTACGTTTCCTTTTTGCCCTATCCTTACGCCAGTAGTTGTAATTCCTGTAGCGCTTCCTGTTTCTGCTGTTGCGCCATTATAGCCAACTGCAACCGAAGTGCCGTAAAGTGCAAAAACTAAATTTTGAGACGCTGTATAATTAGTGGTTGTGTTAATTCCGCCAAAGAAATTGACGCGCATTGTACCGTTTGAATTGTAACGGAAAAATCCATTGCCTGTATTTCCGTCAAAGCAAAGTAAAGCGTCTCCGCTATTTGTTTGGTCGGGTTTAGCTACGTGAAAACTTGTTAGCGTTGTTTCAGATAACCCAACACTATCTAAGAAATCGTTTGTACCATCAAAATTTACCGCAGGCTTCCCGTTCTCCGTCACCACGCCAGTAGTCCCGTCATAAATCTTTGGGCGAGAACTTGACGAAGTCTGCTCGGCGTCATTACCGTTGCCCGACTGGTCATACCACTTAACTACAAAGACATCATTGCTACCCCCGTACTCACTTAACTGAACAGTATTAAGTTCTCCAAATACATCAAAACTAACATCTCTAACGGCGCTACCTACATTGTCCTGAACTTGAATAGCACTGCCTGCGTAAGCAGTTCTAAGTTTACGAAGTGAGTAAGCAGCCTGAGCACCAGTGTATGTGTCTAGAGTTGGGATGTTTTTCGTAAAGTAACTTCCTATGTTTTCTTGTATACTCACATTATCAGATGCGCTTTTAACGGAGGAATAAATTATTGCCTCCTGCATATGGTTTTGGCCTGGATTGCTAGGAGCAAAGCTTGATGTTCGTGAGTTAAGCTTAAATTCAGGGCTGGTTTGTGCAGCAAAAGATTCACCCCTAATTAATATTCTTTCAAAAAAATCCCCAGATTTATATTCCCCAGAATACGAAACGCCATCTACAAAGTCAGTAAATGAAAAAGGACCTTCCGAACGCAAAGCGGGGTTGTTGTCGGAATCAAAATTAAAAATCCATTCGCTGCCAGCATTATCGGGAGTAAAAACAGAGAAAAAAGTTGATGTTTGACCTCCTAAAGTTCCTGCATATAAAGTTTCTCCCCCAACTCTTCTAAAATTTATCGCCGCTCTATTTTCTTGTTCCACAAGTGTTCCGCCCGCAGAAACAATTATAGGACGGTTTATTACAGTTGGTTGACTAGCATCATTCCCGTTACCGCTTTGGTCATACCAAATAGAAACTCGAAGTTCTGTTGTTCCAGCAATAGCTAAGAGTGTGGCCGTGTCCAGATTGTTGTTAATATCAAATCCTATCTCAGACGTTGCGCCCCCTACAGTGTCTTGAACTTGCATTGCGGCGCCTGTATAGGCAGAACGTAGCTTACGAACAGAGTACGCCGCCTCAGCGCCGCTCCCATAGGTAGTATCTAACAAAAGAGCGCCCTTTGCTGGTGCCAAGACACCATCTATAGCCGCTATGTTAGAAGAAGAAATATCATCTACAGATAAAAAATCTGTAAAACTAACCCCGCTTACTTTATCTATTGTTGCCATCTCATATTTTTAACTACGGTCTAATTCCATAAGTGCCAGGGAGTAAAGTATAAGTAACTTCTTTATCCACTTCTAGATAAGTAATTTTCATTTCTTTCAATACAATCATCGGCTCGTACGTAGCGTAATATAACCCATTCTCCTCTTCACATTCATTGAGGTTTCTCTGGTCAAGCTTCCATCTAAAATTAGGAATAGAAGGGTCTGTCCACGACTGATTAAAGTCTGTGTATTGATTTACTATTACTCGCATCAGCTAAATGATGTTACAGCCATATTGTTTTGCATAAAGCAAAAAGCTCCATTAAAAGTATTTCCAACATTTATAGCCCTTGGGGTTCCATTGTTAGGCAATCCACCACTACTTCCTATTCTTAAAAAATTAGTAACATTATTGCCTGTGGCATACAAAACACCTCCCTTTACACCCGCTGTTTCATAGTTGCTAGGGCTGATGTGTTGAGCAAATAACTTTGTCCAGTCTGTATCAGCACCTATACCCGTCATAGCATTCCAAGCAGTAGCATAGGTGTTTGCAGTTGGAGAGCCATCTAATCGACCGTTGCCAGTTCCAAAACCAGCGAATCTTAAAGAACCACCCGTCGTTATAGCTGTAGCATTAAAATAATTAGCCGATATAGAAGCTATATCCCCACCGCTATAGCCTATCGTAGGGCCATTTATGTCAGATGTAGCCGACGTAAAATTGCTCATACTAGGGTTATTTTGTCCAGACAGATATACATCACCACCCTGTATAAGGAAAGAACGATTACCCGAAGCTGCAATCCCCGTCCAGTTGGTTCCTAAAGTGTGCTCCTGAGTAAAGCTCGTTGTGTCACCGCTTTGAGTATTTTGAATAGTTTTATAATCACTGTTAGAGCCAGCGGAAAAAACTTTACCCGAAGCCGTTAAAGCTAATGAATGGGACTGCCCGCAACTAATATCAATCCAAGTTTCAGTATTATTAAGTATAGTCCAAGTGGGCGCTGTAGTAGATGCTGGGGACCCGTGAGCGTAATCAAAACTAAAGCCTGACGAATACAAATTACCATCTTTAATGGCTAAGCTCCAGTCATTTCCAGATGCTAGTTTCTGCCAACCCGTGCTAGAGCCAAACTGTGTCCAAGCCCCTATAACTGGTGTAAAGCCAGTGCCTGTAAATTGGCTTGTTAAAAAATAATACCATAAAGTACCGTCTGATTTAATAGCCCAAATTTGAGGCAAATAAGAACTGTTATTTCTTGCTGTCAACTCTACTACATTGTCTGTAGTAATTTTAAAGTTAAGGTACTCATAAGTCATATCAGGACGAGTAGAAGGTACTATGCCCCCACTCATATTAACGCCTGTCACTAAGGGGACAGTAGATAGCCCCCCTCCTCCAGTTTGTGAAGTAAAAAAACCGTCTACCTGGTCTATATTACTTGTATTTTGACCTGATATACTTGCCATATTAACTGATTTCTATCCAGTCCTGAGAAGGATTAAAGTAAACGGTGTCAGCAGACAATCTATAACCCATAACACGGCTGACAAATCCTGCGGTCCCTGATACAGCAGTAGTCGTAAGGGTGTTATTTGTTGTGTCTAAATACACTACATCTCCATTAGACCCCGTTCCTAATGCGTAATAAATTATTCCTTTCTTTACCATTCCATCGCTTGAGTTTGCGCTGGTTGCATAACCCATTAACCCCGTAGAAGCGGCAGATACAGAGGTAGCGTTGGAATCCTCCCAGCCCGCAGCTCCATAAGCATATATACCTCCCTTTGTAACATCAGCCGTAGCGGTTCCTAAATAAATAACTTCACTTCCTCTCCCATATCTTCCCAATATAGTAGTAGTAGTGTCTCGGTCGATACTAACTGAAAAAGCGTTGAGCCGTCCTGATAATTGTAATGTTGTGCCATCAAAGGTCAATCCAGACTCCCCCTCTAACGTGTCGTTAGTTGAAGTGCAAGTAATTAACCTATGCTGCGATTGAGTATTTACAGTAACGCCGCTAACGTCAGCAAACGAAAGAGTCTTGTTGCCATTCGTTGTTATAACTTGACCTGCTGAGCCATCAGTAGCAGGGTATGTTAAGTCCTGCAACTTCACATTGCCTTGCGCCACTTTGATTTCTACGATTGAGCCAGCCGTCGTAGAGTCATCTATTTTAAAATCCCCTCCGTTAGGGTTAATGGTTAAATCGTTGCTATCTTGGTCGTAGGTTCTATTACCGTCTGCTGTTAGGTTCGTGTTACCTAGGTTTGTCTCTAAATCCGCAGGAGAAATACCAACGTTAGTGTTGGTTGCTCCAACGGTTTTAAAGCCAACCAACTCGGTTACATTAGCTTTATCCGTCTCTGTTGTAAACTGTGAAAATTTTACGTTTGCCATAATTTCAAGGTGCTAGTTCGCTAACTAAAAGTTGTCCTGTCTCATCAATAATATTATCTCCACTATTACCCTCTTTTAAAATAAAGAATGTAGCGGGACTTACGGAGCCACCCCCCGTAATACCCCCAATCATATTCGCTATTATTATTGCAGTCCCTTGCATATTACCAGAGAGCTAAAATATTTGATGCCGTAGAGTCATTAAATACTCGCTTTACCTGAACAGGAATAAAGGACCCAGCAAGTACGCCCGTAAAAGTAATATCGCTATCACTAGACGTTAACACGTGTAAATCACCCGCCCCTCCTACATACAATACGCAACCTGGATTGTCGTCTCCATATATAACGTATGCGTTTCCGCTAACAGTAAAAATATTCGCAGACAAGCTAAGCTGAGTACTACTATCTACAGCTACAACTGTTGCTATAGTATTATTAGTGGTATTGTATACAATAGAGCCTAATAAATTGTCTGTAAACCCACCGCCAGAGTCAACTAACTTAAGGCCCGATACCGACGTGACCGTTTTTCCTTGAGTAGGCCCTGCTACATTAGGGATGTTTATCGTAGCGCTAGGAATTACGTTAATACCTAATCCTACCTGTAGTTTTTGATATGCCATAATTATTTATCGTATGGGAAAATTCTGTTTAACGTATCTCGTCGCTGGCCGCAACCACAATCGGTGCCTGTAGCTTGGGAGACTTTCTCCACTACCTGCTTAATACCTGTGGCTCTAGTAAAATTCTCTACTGTATCGCCAAATCCTTTTGAAGCGCGAGAGCGGGACGGCATTACTTTCGGATAAGCTTAGTTAGATGACTACCTACCTTACCCCCTGCAATACACTGGTGCTCATAGCTCATAGAGTGGTCGCCTCCATAAGAATGACCGTACATCTTCTTAGACATAGCCTTAGATTCGTCACGACGGTCCTTCATAGACTGTGATTTATTTCCGTTGCGAGCTCCTAGCGACTCGTCTAGTCGTGAGTTATAACCTTGCTTTTTCATAATATTGGGTTTTTACAAATGTACTTAATATTTTCCACGTCTACTGGAGGGAGAGCTCTTCTTAGAACCGCCCTTGCCAGCCCACAGTTTTTTACAGGCCCAGTACCTAGCCGTTAGTTTATTCGTAGCGGTACCACACTTATGGCGAGCTTTAAAGCTCTTACGCGCAGCAGCAGAGTAGTTATGGCCGTAACCCTTAGCACCGAAGTGGATGAGCTTCTCCTGGCCTCCAGAGCAAGCCTTAACCATCATCTTCTTGCCCGCTCGGTCGGACCGAGTAGGGCTGTTACATTTCATCTTACTCTTATTCGCCATATCAACTATTGGTTACACGACCAGCAGCCGTATTGGATACGAACTGCCTCCTGCTGCCGCCTTTCTTTTTTTTCTTACGAGCCGTAGAAGCTCGCTCCGATTTACTCATAGACTTAGCCTTAGCCAATGGCAGACATCGGTCAGGGTTCTTCTTGTCCTTACTCGTGCCGCAAGCACCAAGGATAGAACCGTCCGTCCCAATACGAACCCATTTCTGGTCCCGCCATTTCTTTAGCTCTCCCATTATTTTTTCTTAGTCTTGGTCTTGCAATACTTGCTCGAGGTTATTATCCTCTTCGTTTTTGACGCATTGTTTTGCGAGCAGTTTTCAAAGCAGATTTAGCGTTCTTCACAAGTTGCTTGCCTGAAGTTGCTGGTAGCGGAACATCACGTCCCGACATAGGACTTTTTTGCAAACTTGGCTTAGGGCCGTCAGTTTTGAGAGAGCGTACTTTTCTTTTTCGCATAGGAATCCGTGAAGAATCTTCACCTAACACTCCCGCAGCTGCTCTAGCACCGTGCATTGCAGGGCTAGGATTTTGTGCTGTTCCACCAAGTCCTGATTTTTTTAGCGCTTTAGCCGCTCTATTAGCCGAGCCTGCCGCAGCAGCCATCATATATCCTTGTCCTGCCTCTTTAGCCTCTGAACGGGTATTAATAGATGTTTTAGCACCAGTAACTTTTGTTTTTTTCTTAGCCATTATTTCTTGGTCTTTTTAGATTTTTTCTTTGATGCAGACTTCACCTTTTGGGTGCAGGGTTTTCCGTATGATGCCATTATTTCTTACTTTTTTTTGCGTAGTTAGGGTCTTTGCAATATTTGCTCGCAGCCATATTAGCATAAGCCGAAGGGTAGCGGTCAAAGGTCCGCTTAGCCCAAGCGATTCCAGCGGGGCAAATCTTATTGCCAGTTTTTTTAGTGCGTCCAGCCATAACTTATAACTTTGACCAAAGTTACAAATTAAATTTAATGGAAAACGAAAGCAAAGCCCCCGTCAAAATCATACACTATGACATCTACGATAGGAAGCCGCCACCCAACGATTATATGAAATACTGGAGAGTCATACGTAGATGGGCTCTATCTAAATATGAACTATCAATGCCAGAACTGGAAATGCTACTGTTTTTATACTCAGAAAGCTACTTCAGTAAAGAAACCTTCGATGAGTACAACCAACTTATAAGCTGGAATAAAAAACGCTTCTCCAACCTCCTCCGCGATGGGTGGATTGTAGTATGGCGTAAAGCCCGAAAGAACGAAAGAACGCTCTACGAAATATCATACAAAAGCCGTAGGGTAGTAGCAAGCATATACGACAAACTAAATGGGCAAGAGTTCTCAGAAAAGTATCCCTCTAACCCTATGTTTAAAACCCACGCACCCTATACCGATGTGGTTTACCGTAACTATATCAAGAAAATAAACCAGACTATACGACGACGACAACGTCCCGCTCAAGAATAATGGTATAGGTTTCATCGCCTATCATCATAGAATGACCTGCGTTACGGTCAAAATAAATTACATCACCGCGATTAATCGTAGACACCTCAGTGCCAGGCTCTATGACCAAAGCCTTTTTGTAACGAAAAGATTGCGCATCCTCCGAAGACAACAAAAGCCCAGAGGCCGATGTGAGCTGCTCCTCGATAGGAGTGATGACCATATATTTATTTATTGGTTTCATATGACAAAGATTGGTGTGTTAGTCCCCATATAGGAACCTATAACGTTATACTCAAAATACTCGATGGCCTCGTCAAGAGACATCTCCCCATCTTTCATCAAGCACTCGTGACAACTTCCTATTCTATAACAGACACGGTAAGCATCCGCAAGTGGGTCATACGATAAACCAATAATGGCATCGTCAAAACCTTCAGCAAAAAGAGAAGTCTCACCTATATCCGATAGCCACTCATTTACTAGCTTCCTCATAAGTTCTGGCTGAAGTGATGATTGCATTCGTAGAAAGTATAGTAGTAGCCACGGCAACTGCGTTTCGTAAAGCGCTCTTAGTAACCTTCGCAGGGTCTATAACTCCCTGACGAACCATATTACCGTACTCTCGAGTTTTTACATTAAACCCATATCCTTTAATATCTTTTTCTAAAATATTATCGTTCACCTCTTCAAAGTCAAGACCAGCGTTAGAGACTATCTGATGTAGTGGATACTCTAATGCAGAATAGAGCACCCGATACGCTAGAGTATGCTCTTTAGGCATAGGCTTGTTAGACATCGACCTCCTTATATAACGACCCTGCTCCCATAAAGCAATGCCCCCTCCAGGAACAATACCCTCCATTAACGCAGAACGAACCGCGCAAACCGCGTCGTCAACCCTGTCATAACGCTCCTTTTGCTCTAGGTCGGTATTGCCGCCCACATAGATAACGCCAACCCCGCCAGCTAAACTAGCTATACGCTCTAAGAAAAAATCTTTCTCCTCCTTCTTCGAAGCGTTATCATACGCAGCACGTAACTCCTTAACACGTAAGTCAATCGCTTCTTGAGTAACACGGTTCTCATCGCGTATCAATACGCTGTGCTCACGCTTAACAACAACGCGCTTAGCTAAACCCAAATCCTCCATACGGATTAAAGACAAATCATCGCCCGTCTTTTCAGAAAAATACTTAGCACCCATAGAAAGCGCTAAATCATTCATCACCTCTTCCTGCTTCCAACCAAATTGAGGAGGGCTGATATTGCAGAACTTAACGTCGTTCTTCATAACGTTAGCCCCCATAGTATTTAAAAAGTTTACAGAGCAAGGAGCTATCAATAGCAACTTGTGGCGTTCCGATATAACCTGCTTCAATACATTCTCTAACTGCAACGGACTGTTTATCTCTGTACCGCAAACCAAGACGTAGCAGTTCTCCAATACACACTCGTCAGTCTCGTGGTTATTTACAAATAACGACGAGGTGTAACCACGCTCCACACGCATACCATTCGTCACCTCGTAATAAGTGTCTGGAAGTAAACTGTTCTCAACCGTTACCACCCCGTCATTGCCGACAGCTTTGTACACATCAGAAATTATCTTGCCTAACTCCTTGTCGTTATTAGCAGATATAGTCGCTACATCCAACATCTTTTTGTCAGTGAGCTTTACCGAAGAGCCAGACAAGCGCTTAATGGTTTCTTCGCTTAACACGTTAAGATAACGCAAGAAGTCCGTCTTGTTGATGTCGCTATAGTCACGGATAAGCTCCTCCGTTAAATTTATTAAAGCTTCCGTTAAGACAATAGCGGTAGTTGTGCCGTCACCCGCTTGAGTACTCGTTCGCTCCGAAGCCTCACGCATAATACGGACCGCTAAGTTCTCAACGGCATCCATCAAATGGATAGACTTAGCTACCGTAACACCATCTTTCGTAACCGTAATACCGTGAGTGTGTTGCTCCGATTCAATAAGAACCGTTTGTCCGCTCGGGCCTAACGTACTCTTGACAGCGTTAGACATTTTAGTTATGCCGTCTTTAAGCTTAGAACGGCCAGCATCGTCAAAGACGATATTCTTAGGAGTAAACATTAAATTGAATTTTATTACCTAACAAATCTACGAATTAATCTAAAGATGGATGCCCTTCGCAAATAGTTCCATACAAAGATAATACTATTTGAAGGTCATTTACATCCACTAAACCAGTCCCGTTGATGTCGCCAGACAGGCAACCAGGTTGCCCCCAACACGAAAGAACTGCCATTAAGTCTTGTGTGCCAATTACATAGTCGTTATTTAAATCGCCTAAGCAAAAAGGATAGTCACCAAATAAAGAAGAGCGCTGATACAATAACATATTGTGCATACGCTCTATCTGACCAGGTGTAAAATGATGACGACACGAATCAGGGTAATAGTCCATATGATTGTCAGCCGTATAGTCATACCAATCTTCAGGACACATCGGTGGGTCACAACTGAACTGTGGTTTAGTAGGAGGAGTGTCACACACAAAATCACCCCATACATCGCAAGACAATCCGTTATCATTACCGCAATTAGTAACCGATTGAAAAACGTGGTGTAAACCGCAGTAATGACCCATCTCGTGAGTGATGACTTTGTTTAAAGAATTATTAGGACGTAAGTAGTCAGCACCAACCCCAAACGCAGTGTAGTTCATCCATATGCCATCACGGGCATTGTAAGGAGAGTTGATGACATAAGACCACCCAAGGATGCCGCCACACATCTTAGGGATTATATAAATGTTGCAGTACTTAGATGTATCCCAAGATAAGTCATTCGCTAACTCAGTGTTCTGTGTGCCGTAATTAGGAAAACAAAAATTAGCATTCGATACGTAAATGTTGTGCCACGAATAATCCATCAAGTCCTTATAGTCAATTGAAACCAAGTTGAAACTCAAAGAAGCTTCAGACATATCATCGTTCAATAAATTAATCGCCTCCTCAACATAAGACTCCTCCAAGTAACTCCCAGGAAAACTATCGCTCCAACAAACGTGAACCACTACGTCAATCTCCATAAAGTCAATCGAAGAACGATGAGATGGAAAATAATAAATAGTAGAGTCGTATGCAGTTCCACATATGTCCTGTGAAAAAACACTCAAGGGGAACAAAAAGAAGACAACTAAATACCTCATAATAATAGCATTTTTTTTAATGTGTAGAATGTAAGGTTTTTTTCCCCATATATATATATAGCAAATACTTACTCTTTTATTTTTTCTGAACTCTCATAGTAGAGAGTAAACTTAACATTCTTAACATTTCCTTCTGTAATACCAGTAAACGCTAGTTTTTTTTTGTGTAGAGTTTTTTTAAAGTCTACATTTTTGTGTAGAGAGTCTACACTTTTTGCAGATTTCAATGTTTTTTTTTACCTGATTTTTTATTGACCAAAAAATTAAAGGGAAAAAATTCGATGCAAATGAAAAAAGTCTACACAGAAAAAGGAGGCCCCCCGACCTCCTTTAGCTTAACACAAGAAAACAAGAAACACACAAACAACCTACATAGTTCTACCACGCATATTAGATAATTCAATGCCGTCCGCAATCATAGAAACCTTCTCAGAACGCTTTACCATTTTACGATAACGAGCAGCTTGAGCAATCCCAGTCTCTCCAGGTAAACGGTCATTAACCAAACGACCGTCCTTTACGTTTAATCCCTCCATTAGTACATCTTTAAATTTAAGCTGACCAAACCTAAAAATAAAATAAACTCCGAATGGTCAAACTCAGAGTTAACACCATACCAAGACCAGCCAATACAAAAACCAATGTTTATGCGGTTATGAATAGAAAGTTCCCAGCTCATAGTCAAAGGTAATTCTTTTTTGAGATATCGAAAGCAAGGGGGCTATATATACACATTACGCGACGCGCCTCGATATGGAAACCGATTTTTTTTTGAGGGGTGGGGGTCGGGATTGCCTAGCGTTGTCCCGATTTTTTGGCGTTTTGCCTGAGCGGTTCGAACCGCATCCGCCCTACCGATTGACTGAAGGGTACAAGCTCCGACGCAGTGTCGAGACCGACACAGATACGGAAGGAGGAAGGGACGCAAGGGTGCGCTCTCCCCGAAAGAGAGAGAGAGGGAGCCTTCCCTTTAACCCCGTCCGACTCGTTCCCCCTTCAAACGTTCTGGGGTCACCCTTCTGTTTCCGCTCTGTTGTTCTTTGTTGTTCCGTCCCGTTGGGGATATGGGAATGCCCCGATAGAAAAGAAAGTTGAGTATTGATTAGGATTTAGGCAAGTATTGAACTATATTTGAAGAATAAATAAACAAGAGGGGGAGACCCCATAATTTCAATTGCTATGAAGAAGCAAACAACAAAGAAGGTCGCAACCACCGCAAAGGTTGCAAAGGAGGAAAAGTCAAATGTGTCGGCTCCGACACAATCCGCTGAGGTCAAGGCTACGCTGAAGGCGTTGAGGGCAACCGCTCCAATTGTCAAGTTGAAGCAGAGCATCGACAAAGGCTCGGTAGACGTGTTCACCAAATCCCTGAAGTTGGGTACGTTGCTTTCGGCTCGCTTGGAAGCGTTCAACGCACCTGAGTTCAAGGCGTTCATTAAGGCTAACGGAAGTAAGATGGAGAAAGAGAAGGAGAGGCTATGGACGGCGGTTGGCATCGGTCGCTCTTACTTCTACCGCCACGCCAAGGCAGGCAAGTTCCTGATTGGTGATGCTGACTCAGGTGAGCAGTTCATTGTGTATCGGGAGGCTATGCTTGCCTTGGATGAGAAGTGCGCTCTGGACGTGGATGCTTACAACGCTTGGATGAATGCAGAGAAGCCAGAGGCATCAGTTCCCGTGAAGGAGGAGGCGGTTGCTGAGTCCGAGGGCGAGGGTGACCAGGAGTTGGAGTTCACCGACGAGGAGCTTGACAAGGTCGCTGCTCAATTCATAGTTACCGATGGAGGCTCCATCCATAGCGATGAGGACGGGAAGACGATAAGGTTCAACGGCAACGAGCAGTTGCTGAAGGCGATGTTCACGAAGTGTGCCACGGGCTTGGGCTTGGTCTGTCTATCCGTTGAGGAGTTCGAAGCGGTGTTGACATCGGGAGTCGAGGCGTAAGCCTTCAAGGGGAGGCTTGGTGCTTCGGGAGGTTCGAATCCTCTCTCCCCTTCTAATTTTAATCAGTGTCGGAGTCGACACAAAAACCAATCAGATATGAGACGAGATACTAACAAGGGTGTTCGGGATTTCTCGGGGAAGATAGCCTTTTGGACGGAGCAGTTGGAACTTGCCAAGAGTGGTGAGGGTCGTTATTCGGTCGAGCGAGCGAAGGAGTCGTTGGCGTACTTCAGGGGTCGGCAGGCTAACGTGGACGCTCCTTCTGTCCCACGTCCTGATGGGGATGATGCGAAGGCTCGGGCTATAGCGAACTGCAAGGCTAGGTTCGAGGGTATGAGCGAGTCGGAGCGGTTATGGGAGGCTAACAAGTTCATCAACGATGCTTGCTCAAAGGGTTTGGGAGTGGCTACTGCGATGAGTTTCTTAAAGGAGTGCGAGGTGATGAGTGACACGGAGTTAGCGCATAGCATTATGTTCTAGGGGGGGCGTGGGTGTTAGGGGTGGCTCAAGTGAGCGTCACAAGGCTTCGCGGTCTTGCACCCTTCTAATTTAAACCTGTGTCGGGGTCGACACAAAAAACCAATTCTATGGACAGAAATGAAGCTATTGATGAGGCGGTGAACATCTTAATGGATTATCACTTGCGCCCACACTTCCTCCTTGAGGATACCGAATCAGACATAGACGATGAAATCTACTCACACCTACACAAGGAGGTGAAGAGTTTAATTGTCATAACAATGGCAGAATTTAAGGGGTACTATTTGCTCAAGAATTAAACGAAGACTCTTTAACACAAAAACCAATTGATATGGTACGCAGATACAAAGAAGATTTCCCCGACGGGGTACGGGAGTGGGAGGTAAGGCTTATTGATTCTACTCACGTTCAGCGCACGTTGTTGAGCGTAGATGGGAAGCCAACGGATTTGAATCCGTGTTGGACGTGGCACGTAGGCGAGTTCAAAGGAGCGAGGGGCAATCTGGCTGAAATAGTTCGTTGGTTGCGCAATGACTACCGCTCTTCGGGGATGGGGTGGATAAAGTACAAGGAGTTGCACGATAGCGAGATGAGCACTCCTGACTTGGAGGATTACACACCAAACTACTGAGCGATATGTGGCTAGTATACACGAAACTATATAGGGGTGACGGATGGGCAACTGAGCAAAAGGAACTGCCGTTGCCTTTATCGGAGACCCACCGATGGGCAAAGCGAGAGGGTGTTGTTGCTTGCATTATTTACGATGAGCGCGAGGTGTTGTGGATGGACGCGAACGAGGAAGAGGATACTGCGTTGGAGATAGCGAGGGATGTTGGTCTTGCTGAGGATATGGTGTTGCGTTGGTTTGAGAGAAAAGAATCGGAGTCGGAGTATGGTGATGACGAGCGAGGGTGTGATGAGTATCACAGGTTGAAGGATGACCTGTGGTTCTGACTGCCCATTTGGGGCGAAAAATGCCCATTATGGGCAATCCGCCAAAATGGCGGAATTCTTCCCAAGATGTGCAAAGTGTCGGAATCGACACAAAAGAAAAGAGAGAAATGATTTGGAATTACGGAAGTATTGATGTATCTTTGATAAAGAATTAAACGACTAAATAAAAACGCTATGAAAGAGCAACTAGTAATCGATTGGAAGGAGACGCTTCCTTATGTGAGTATGAAGACTGCATACGACTCTGTGTTGAGAGAGAACACCGATGTGGTGATGAGCGTACAGATAGGCATTGACCCTGACCATACGTATGGGGGATGGTACGAGACGTACGACGAGGAGACGGGCGGAGGTGATTTCTACGCGGGCGGAGTGCTTGAGATAACGTGGGATGCTGAGACGGGTCAGCCGTGGCTGAACGGGTATGATGGGTGCTTTGAGTTGCCTGACTACATCGTGGCTAAGTTGGTAGAGAATGGAGTGAAAGACAATCTGTGAATCAAATCAGTGTGGCTTCGGCACGTTATCGTACCCAAAAAGATATGGTATCGTACCCAAAAAGATATGGTATCGTGTCGGAGCCGACACAAAAATCAAGTGAAATGAATAAATACCCTCTAATTAATGACGCAGGTGTCTTTGTAGGTACTTCTATGCAATGGGACATACGTGATGTCGAAAGATTAACAGGACAAACGGGCATCACCCTGAGCGAGCAAGACCTGAAGAAGGTTCTTACAA